AATCTGATCCGTAATAAAGGAGGGAAAATCTATAAAACGGTCTCCAGCATATGATTTTGGGGATTTGATAATGTACTTTCTGTTTTCATCTAGAACCATGTTGCGGTGCACATGGACGCGTGTCCCAGCTATATCACTTCGGTCAAGCGCACAGATTTCCCCGCGCCTCATGGGGCCGAAGGCTGCCAGTAGGATTGGGATTTCCATTTCTGTCCCTTTGGCTGCCTCCATAACCTTTTTTATATCATCATCTGTCGGTACATAGAGCTGCGGTCGAATCTTCTGCGGGAGAACGGTGTTCAGTGCAAAATCGGGGCGCGTCTCCCTTAATACGGCACTGATTAGAGCGTGGTTATCCCGGACGCTCTTCGGGGAGTGCCCTTCGGTAAACGCATTGACATGCCTCTGGATATCCTCCTGGGTTATGTCATCTATTCGGATATCTTTCAAGTCCTTATAATTTTTCCTGGCGCGTTTATATTCCCGGACGCTGGAAGGGGACAGCACGACAGACCTTTTTTCGATGTAGGCCTCAATGGCTGCCTGGAAAGTTAAGGAACGCGGAGCAGCAGTTTTTTTTGAAACTGCATAAGCAGCGGCGGCAGCCTCAGCCTCTCTCTTTCCTGCGGGCTTTGGATTGTCAGACGTGAATGATTTATAGTGTTTTTTCCCGTTTTCGTCTGTGTAGTCGTAAACACGGCATCTCCATGATCCAGACGGGAGTTTTTTTGCTGTTGCCATAGTAAATCCTCCTTTTAGGTACAAAAAATACACCTATGCAGGTGTAGGAGGTTGTGGTATACTTTTCTTGCGAGGGAAAACATACCATCACCTCATGTGCTGTATAGTTTTCTTGATTGCCCCGGTGTTACCAGCATCGGGGCTTTTTATTTTTTAATTTGTTATTTCTTCAATATCTATCTGGTATCCAAGGATTTCTCCCATATCTTTACAATATCCTTTTACTGTGATAGGGTCGCCCTTTTTCATATTCATAATCAGTTCTTTTTGTGTCTCGGAAGTCATGTAACATTGGATTGTTGCCAACGAAAACTGTTCCGAATCAATCGAGATATATTTCCCGGAGCTGTCGATTGTGCCTAATGTTCCAGTGATTTGCAGATATTTATCAAGGTAATCATTCTGTGCTTTCATCGCGTTGCTGTTCAGAGCATCAACGAGGTCATCCGCAGTTACCTCAATATATTCTTTCGGAATGTTAGTTTCCGTTTCGATTGGATCGGCTCCTTCTGATACGTCGCCATTTGAATTTTCTTGCACAACTGTGTGCTGTTCTGCATCGTTGTTACCCGATTTCGGAACAAAAAGAGTTATGATCATAATGATTGATATAACAAGTGCGGCAATCCAAAGCCCCTTCTTGCGCTTTTTGTTTTTATTCTTAACAGCGTCGATTATAATTAAAATAATCGAGATTATGGATAAAGGTGCAAATATTAAACTAAAAAGTGAAACAACAAAAGCAGCTATGCTCAACCCTGTGTTTGTTTTTTTTGTGGTATCGCTCGTCTGGAGCTGGTCGTTCAAATTCTGCTGGCTCCCATTTAATAAATCGTTTGGCGCTCCGCAGTTTGGACATGTAGCTGCCTTTTCTGAGTATTCTTTCCCGCATTCGGGGCATTTGATAAGTGCCATTTTCTTATCCTCCTCATATGATATTTTGTTTGTTGATCGCCGCAGCGATATAACCGTGTGTAACATTCTGTCAAACCCTGCGCTGGCTGTCGTTTTTTGCCGCGTAGGTTCGACGCTTCACCGCGTTTCCCTGTACGCATCTGTTGAAATATATATTACCTTGTGTTAATATATAATCAAACAAATGTTCGTGTTGGGAGGGATGCACGATGGACTACAAAAAACTCATTGCCGAAATGGTAAATAATTCAAATGACATTAAAATGCTCGAATTGGTTTACCGTTTCTGCAAAAAGATCTTGCGCTAGGGGATAACACCCCTAGCCTTTTTTGTGTGACAAACTTTCCGCAAGCTTCTCGAGAACTTCCCATTCAGTATCGTCCAGCTTTGCCAAAGCTTCTATAAGGCGTGTCCTGAACGAATCTTCTTCCTTTATTAAATCGCCCACGAAGTCAGTTATGATTTGACTTCTTTCTAAAGGCTGAATAATTTCTCCGCGTTCATATCTAAGCCATTCTTCATTCACATGAAATTTCTCACTTATATCGTTGATCACACGTTCCGTAACTGAAATTCTCCCTGATTCTATATTTGCGATATTTGCCCTGGAAAGACCTAATGGCTCTCCTAATGCTTCTTGCGTTATATGCAATATATCTTTTCTTAAATAACGAATCCGCTCGCCTATATTCATTAAATTCACCTCCTTGCAAGAGTAATTATATACCATAATGAAACGTTTGTAAAGCACAAAATTATTCTAAAAATGTATTGACAAGCACATAAAAAACCGTTATAATGTGCTTAACAAAACAAACAAGGAGGTTGAGCATTGAGCGAAAAAGAAAAGGACATAATCGTCACGATCGGCAAGGCGCTTCCTAATATGTCCGAAAGAGATAAAGGATATTTTCTGGGATACGCCGAAGCGCTGGCAAGCAAAGCAGGCGTGAAAAGGAATGCCAAAGCTTCTGCGAAAAAAGAAAAAGCAGTAAGCGGCGAAGAGGGGAGGTGAGAGAAATGAGCGAGTATTTAAATAGGGAATGTGACCGTGTCCCTAAATTCCGAATGGAAATGACAGGGAAGCGTGGCGTTGAAATCTGGATTGACGGGGTAAATATTTCACAGGGAGTTCGCAGTGTTACATTTTCAGCGGAAGGCTGTGAAAAATCTCCGGTATTAAATCTTTCGCTTGACGTTGGAGATTTCAGTTTTTTGCCTGAACGAAACCTAATATCAAGGGCAGAGACAAAAAAACAATCCACTACCCTTGATACTATTAAGGATGCTGTTAGAGAAGCGTTAGAGAAGTGAGTATGACATTATAACCCACTGACGATTCACAGAGATGAATCCGGCTTGTTCTAACTCATCCAGATAACGTTCTAAATATTCAGGAGGGAATCCAAAAGAGCAAAAATCTTCATCATGGAAGTGATTATTTTTTCGTTCTCGGTTTTCTCTCATAAAATTTAGAAGTTTTTCAGAATTTGTCTGCATAGAATTGCTCCTTTCTTTTGTACTCGGCTCTGGCGGGAGCCTGTGAGTACAGTATAGGACGGGGATAAGCAGGAAGCAAGAGATAGGAGGTATGGATATTAACGAAAGAGAAGACAGCTTTGCAGTAGAAGTCATCGAAGAAGCAAAGCAGGAGACAAAGAGATGGCGCATAGCGTGGGAAATCACGATGGCCGCGCTGATTTTATCAAATCTATATTGGATGTGGAGGTGAAAGAGATGCCGAAAACAAAAGCACTTGGGGTGTATGCGGACCGCAAAGAAGCCGTCCGGCGCGTCATCAATGTCGGACTGGCACGCAGCGGGCTGACAGGGAAAGACCTTGACCGCCGGAACATAATAAACAGAAACACCCTCGTAAAGCGGAAAGCAGAGGGCGAAACAATCCGGTTGGGAGAGATATGGGCGCTCGACAGGGTATTACATTTTACAGATGACGAGATTTTGCAGATGTTCGGGAGAGGAGGTGAGAAATGGTGTGGATATCGCCGTTTTGGTGCGGAGTAATAGTAGGGGCAGCGGTTGAGCTTACTCTACTGATAATAGCATCCGTATGGTACAGCAAAAAGAAAGGGAGGAGGTAAGAGCGATGCCGAAGCAGCTGCGGCGCTGAGGTGGGCGATTATCCAGCCGGAAAGGAGATGAAAGTGAAGATGGACAAGTCTGATATATGTATGATGGCCGGAACAACGCTGGTCATGGCAGCCCTGATCATGTGGGAGACGTTTGGCTTGATGATCACGCCAACGGTAATGACGGTCGCTGCCGGCGGCTGCTTTGTGGCGGCGGGGCTTTGCTCAGCACGCGAAGAGGAGCTGAAGAGCAGAAAAAGAAAACGGCGCTGACCTCGGCAAAGGTAATCAGCGCCAAACCAAACATATTACGTCTTTATTATAAGACAAGAATGGAGAGAATGCAATGATTTTATCAGAAGATGGCAAAGTGAGAATTATGGGGACGGGGTTGAACGTCCTTAGAGATTTTGCAGTAGCGTCTGCGTCGGTAACGAAAAGCCTATTAGATGCTGGGGTATCGTATGAAGATGCGAAGAGTATCATGAAAAAAACGCTTTACGTTGGCATGATAGAAGCACGTATGAAAAAAAATGAAACGATACCAGAGATGGAAGAGATGAATAAGGCCGTGAATGAGTTTTTTGATAAATTCCGCGACATGTGGAAGGATGAGTAACATGTATACAGAACAGCCGATAGATGAATACAATGAAAGCCTGGATACGGGAACTGAATTAAAGGCGCATAAGCGCCTGAGAAGAATAATGCGGATAACGCAGGAGATTGAACAGGAGGAAAACAAAGAAGATGAGCACATTATATGAGATCACAGGGCAGTATTTGGAACTGTATGAAATGATGGAATCAGCGGATGAGTTGGAGATGAAGGTTATCG